GCATGACAAGATTATCTCGCGGCCGTGTATCGCCAGAGAGGAAACCTGACCGCGTTGCCTTGAGCTCAAAGCACAAGGCCCAAAGTCTAAAACCCGGAGCGACACATGGGTCTCGCTGTTTCCATTGCGGATGCGGTTGCCACCGAGTTGAACGCGGCGCCGGCCGGCACGTTCAGCCAGGAGTTCGCGGCGTCCCGAAAGGTGCTGCCGGAGTTCAACCTTACCGACCTGGTCGAACTCAAGGTGACCGTGGTGCCCAAAAGTATCGAGATCACCGGCGGCACCCGGGTAGCGAATACCTATGAGTTTGCGATCGATGTCGGTGTCCAGAAAAAACTCGGCAAAGACCTCGATACGGACGTCGCCTCCCTGGGAACATTTGTTGATGAGCTGGCCGACTACCTGCGACGCCGCCCTATGGAAGTGGGCACCCACATGCTGATCTGGGCCGGCATCCGCAACGAGCCGGTCTATGCCCCCGAACACCTGGCCGAGCAGCGTGTGTTCACGAGTGTTCTGACAGTGACTTACCGGATGATGAGGTGATCCATGACCCGACGCGCGATGATCTCGGCCGACGTGGCTACCACGGCCAGCGGCCTGGCGGTGACCGGCCCGCCGATTGAATCGCTGGCCGGCGGCACGAAAACCGTGACCTCGGCCGCGACGCCCGAAAAACTCGTTGCATCGAGCCGGCCCTGCCGCGCCGTCTGGCTCGGCGCCCCGATGGACGCCAGCGGCGCCGCCACGAACACGAAACCCGTGTTCATCGGCGATGCGGACAGCCAGAACATCCCGGTCGTCACGAGCAATTTCGAAGGGATCGTAGTCTCGATCGACGATGCCGGCAAGCTTTACGTGAAGGTCGGCGCCGACGGCGAGGGCGTCGCGTATCGGGTGCTCGCGTAACCGAGTGGAGAGGCATCGATGCCCTGGAGCTACGACAAGGCGACCGACACGTTGACCGTGACAGGCGGGACGGTGGAATCGCCGATCACACTCGACGATTTCGACGGCGAGCTCGACATCTCGGCAGACCCGATCGTGATCAAAAATACAACGGTTGCCCCGGTGATGGGAGGTTACTTTTCCGCGGATAAACAGCCCGTTGTCGGCGGCAATCTCGCCACGAAACTCTATGCGATAATTACTGGAACGCCGACGGTAAACGATCGTCTTTGGATTCAGGGCAAAGACGCCTGGAATGTGACCAAAACCGTGGGGCGCGGTGGTTGCGGTGGGATGTTGGCAACGCCTAGCTCCGGTTACTGCTATTACATCGCTGCAAGCATCGCCAATGAGATTCATTATCGCCTCCGTGATGAGATCTTCGATTCGGGCATCGAGGCATACAGGGATAATCCAGGTGTAGAATGGTCATTCAAGATTGAACAACGAGAGGTGCAGCTGATCACGAAGGCGGCGGACGGGAGCTACGTCGTCCATTGCAACCTGCATATCGGCGACGGGACGAACGCGACATGTTTGGCATCCATTGGCGAGGTCGTCCGGTTCGCGGCGGGTAAGACGCTAACCATCGCCAGCAACGCGACGCTCCGGCTCGGGGAGCGCTACCCAGACACGTCATCCGGGTGGGGCCGAAATGGGTCGGCCTGGACGCTCGCGCCGTCAGCGACCATGGATTTGGTCGCGGCCGGTGCGACAAACGCGGTGTTCGAGCAGTACGCCTCACTGCTGCGAATTGCATCCAACCATGGTGTGGCATTGAAGTCTGGAACGTGGTATGCACGCAACGCAGTTATCGGTGGGTGCTACCAACCGGGCGGCAACACGGGCTGTTCAATCAACACGATGGCTGACGTGACGATCGACTGGAAGCGCGTCCAGATCGCCAACTTCGGGCAGTATGGTGTCCAAGGATCGACGATGACGCGCTACGAGGACGTCCACCTGCACAGCAACCAGAATGGCATCCGGATGATCGGTGCCAACATGACGCTGGTCAAGCCGTGCGTCACGGAGTACGCCTCGAACGATTACCTTGCCGATTCGGTCGGGACAAGCTACACGTTCGACGTGCTCGACCCGGTCCATAATGTCGCGAACCCTTTACTGACCAACTACCTGGGTGAATTCGTCACGACCACACTACGCGAACAGTATTCCTGCAACATGACGCTCGTCAATGCGTCTGGCAACCCGATCGAGGGTGTCACGGTCAAGTGCTACGACCAGAACGACAACCTCGTGTTCGAGGCGGAGACGGATGAGGATGGCGCCATTGCCGAGCAGAAGATCGTCTACAAGCAGTGGGAGAAGGTCAGCGTGGCCGACACAGTCGAAACGTGTTATTCGCCGCACAAGTTTACGTTCGAGCGGGCCGGCTACGCAACGCTCGTGATGGACAGCGTCTACGTGGACTCGCCGATTTACGGCGGGATCGAGTGGCGCGTGCCAATGTCAGACAGTACGTCCGCTCCTGCGCGGCGTGGCATCACCTACATCGGGCCGTGACAATGATGGGCACTCATGATCGACATGCGGATCACGCGTCTGTTCTTCGATCGCAAGGCGGTCACCGATCGGGTGGGCCGCGCGACGAAGCGCGTGTTGAGCCGGTTCGGCGCGTATGTTCGCCAGACGGCCCGGCGCAGCATTCGCAAACGCAAGGCCGTCTCGCCACCGGGCCAGCCGCCGAGCAGCCACAAGGGACTGCTCAAGCGGTTCATCTTCTTCGGCTACGAGCCGGCGCGGCAGTCGGTCGTGATCGGCCCGGCGCGACTTGCCGGCCGCAACCGTGGCGAAGCGCCGCCGCTGCTCGAATACGGCGGCAGGACGACGCTCAAGCGTGACGGCAGAAGGAAACGGGCGACATACAAGGCGCGGCCATTCATGACACCCGCATTTGAGGTAAATAAGAAGCAATTGCCTGCTATGTGGGCGAACTCGGTGCGGTAGCACCTGGAGGAATCAGCGATGTCCATCAAACTCGGCATGCACGCCAAGCTTTACTACGGGCCGGCCGGCTCGCTGGCCACCACGGAGGTCACGAACGTCAAGGACCTCTCGCTTAATCTCGAAAAAGGCGAATCGGACGTGACAACCCGTGGCAACAACGGCTGGCGCGCGTTCGTCGGCACGCTTAAGAGCGGGACGATCGAGTGGGAGATGGTCTGGGACACGGGCGACGCCGCATTCAATGCGATCAAGAACGCCTACTTCAACGATACGCCGATCGCCTTGGCGATTTTGGATGGCGCGAACGGCGAAGGGCTCGACGCGGACTTCTCGGTCACGAACTTTACGCGGAACGAGCCGCTCGAAGAGGCGATCACCGTCAACGTGACGGTCAAGCCAACCTACTCGACCCGGGCACCGGACTGGAAGGCGGCCAGCTGATGCGGTTGACGTCGAACCTCGGACTTTTAGACAGGAGCAGTCATCATGCCGGTAGGAAGCGTTGGGATCACGATTTCATTGGCGGGTATCTCGATCCAGTCGTCCGTCTCGCGATCGGCTGACGGCCAGATCAGCCATGAGGTCTCGCTGCCGGCGGGCCAGTCCGGTGCGTTGACCACACGCACGAGCGATACGGTCGGCGAGGCGACCCTGGGCGACGGGCACGGCATCAGTACGGCCGACGTCGTGGATGTCTACTGGTCCGGCGGCGTGCGTTATGGCGTGACTGTCGGGACTGTTGCGGGCAACGTCGTGCCGCTGACCGACAGCGGGGCAGGCGACGTCTACCCGGCCCAGGGCACCACGTTGATTGTCTCGAAACAGATCACGATCAACACGGACTTCGATGGCGACGACGCGGTCCTGTTCGCGGCGTTCGCCACGGCCAGGGCGCATGCGGACTTCCAGGATTCCGGATCGCTCAGCCTCGAGGCGGTCGAGCTGGCCGCCAACGAGGTCTGGTGGTGGGCGTCCAGCCTGGGACAGACGAACCCACTGACGGGAAACGCCGTGGATACCGTCCAGGTCAGCAACGGCACGACGGCCGTGGCGACGTTCAAGCTGGGCATCCTCTACGACAGCACGCCGTAGGGATGATCGCACACAGGAGCATTGTATGCGCACCTTCACGGACAACAACGGCCACCATTGGGATGTCACAATCAATGTTCATGCAGTCAAGCGTGTTCGCGCGCTCGTGGACGTCGATCTACTCGGCGTCCTGGACGGCGGCCTGCTCGAACAACTCGTGGGCGATCCGGTTTTGCTCTGCGATGTGATCTATGCGCTCGTCAAGCCGGAGGCCGACGCCCGCGAAATCTCGGACGAGGATTTCGGCCGGGCGATGGCCGGTGACGCGATCGATCGGGCAACACAGGCACTGCTCGAGGAGCTCGTCGATTTTTTCCCGGAGGGCCGGCGCAAGGTGCTGGCCAAGGCGCTCGAACGGTTCCGGACACTGGAGCGCAAGGCGCTCGCGCTGGCCGAGACGAAACTCGACGACCCGAACCTGGAGAATGTACTCATGGCCGATCTGGTGCCGACGCCTGGCACCTCGTCTGGCAGTGTGCCGGCATCCTCGGAATCGAGCCCGGCCCACTGACGTTACGCGAACTCGTCGCGATGAGCGAGAGCCGGGTGCGCGAACGGTGGACGCACACCTCGGCGACGCTCGCGATGCTGGCCAACGTCCATCGCGACCCGAAAAAAGGACGGCTGTTCAAACCGAGCGACTTCGATCCGTTCGAGCAGGAACGCAACAACCAGTCACCGATTCCTGTAGCAGACCTGTCCGTGTTGAAGAGCGTGTTCGTGGATCGTGGTAAGGAGGCAGTGCGATGAACTGGGAAACGATCGGCGAGGCGATCTGGGCGGCCTTGAACTCGAACGTCGGGTTGGCAACCGTCGCAGTCATCTACATCTGGCTGTTCCGCCGATGGGTCACGCCGAAATGGGCAGCCTACGAAGGTGCGATCATCGCGGCTGTCCGGTTCGCTGAAAAAGAGATCCCGGATGATGCGCCCAATAAATCCCTCGCCCGACTCGATGCGGCGCTCAACTACGTGCTGCGTGTCTACGAGCGGGTGACATGCGATGTCGCTGATGTGCAGGTGCGGAACGATTTCAGCGAGGGCATCCAGCGCATCCACCACAAGCTCGAACGCGAAGGGACTCTCTGATGCGGATGATCCTGCGATTTCTGGTGAGCCTCTTCGAGGCATTTTTGCGGGCGCCACGGCAGACGGCCGAGGACGCATCGCCGCAGCAGGAGCTCCGCGCTCGACTCCAGAAAAAGATTCGCGAGTCGTGGAGCCCTCGTGCCCTCTGGCCAACGCTGTTGCTCGTGATGCTGCCTGCGTGCGCGACGCGGACAGTCTATGTGCCGGACGGGACGCCTGTGCGTCTGCGTGAAACAGTGCGCAACGCAAAAGTCTGGGTGCTCGATGCCCATGGTGAGCCCGTGCCGGGCGAAATGGATCTGCCCGAGGGCTGGTACTGCCTGCCAGACGAGAGGGAGGAGTGACGGTGGCTACCTGGGTTCCGGTTGGTGCTCTTTCGAGTACTGCCAGAGGGCTTTGTCGAGGGTGCGCATGTCGATGCGTTGTTTGCGGGCGAGCTCACGGCACGTTTCGACGTACCGCCACCATAGCGCGAATGAGTAAACGGGTGGCTTATCGAAACCGAGCGACCAGAGCGCTCGGAAGTCAAGGATCGGATACGGATCGCGATGCGCGATGTGCAACAGGACGGATGCGGTGGGCCAACCGACGCCGTGAAGGCAACGCAATACGCCGATACGGAGATGTTCGATGGATGTCGATAGCGCGATCCGAGTGATCTCCGCAACCTCGTCAGGAGTGTTCTCGCGGCAGCGTGCCTGGCTGCGGGAGGTTTTCCATTTGCACACCTTCAGAAAATCCTTGAACCCGAACTCGCCGTTCTCGCGGGCACGGCGACCAATTTCGAGGATGGGCGTGTCATCCTCGTACTGGTAACGATCCGCAAGTTGGCGGATTCGTTCTGGCTTGAAGCGAAGTTTCCAGTGTGCCAAGGCAGTCTCCTGACGCACACAGGATAAGGCAAACCGATGGTTGCAACCACAGGCATCCGAGCCGGCCGCGCCTACGTCGAGCTGTCCGCCCAGGACAGCAAGCTCGTGGCCGGCCTCCACCGCGCCCAGCGCCGGCTGCGTGCGTTCAGCGCGTCGGTGCGGCACATCGGCATGCAGCTGGCCAAAGTCAGCGCGGTGCTGGCTGCGCCACTGGTTGCCGGCGTGAAAATCTTTGCCGATTTCGAGCAGCAACTCGCCAATGTGGCCACGATGCTCGATGCGCCGGATCAGTACATGGACAGGTTCCGCACCGGTTTGCGCGACCTGTCCGTCGAGTTCGGCGAATCGACCGAGACGCTCGCCAAAGGCCTCTACGACATCCTGTCCGCCTCGATCCCGGCAGAACACGCCCTCGACGTCCTGGCTGTCGCCGCACGGGCGGCCCAGGCCGGGATCACGGATACGGGCACGGCCGCCGATGCGATCACGACAGTCCTCAATGCCTATGGCCTCGCGGCTGACCAGGCGGGCCAGGTGTCCGACTGGCTGTTTTCGATCGTCAAACGCGGGAAGACGACATTCGCGCAACTGGCGCCGGCCATTGGCAACGTGGCGACGATCGCGGC